TTAGGTATACAGAGAGACCTCATCTTTGGGGACTCAGCAGAGCCAAGACTAAATGATGAGCTAAGGAAAATGGGCTGGAATATAAGAGCCTCAGTAAAAGGTAGGGACTCTATCAATGCTGGGATAGACTTACTTAAGAGATTCAAGATACATATTACTAAAGAGAGCCACAATGCTATACAAGAGTTTAGAGACTACAAATGGAAAGAGGATAAAAGTGGCAAACTAACTAACCAGCCAGAGCCAAAAAACGATCACTTAATTGATAGCACTAGATACGCTTGTTATTCAATAATGAGTCAGCCTAACTTTGGTAAGTATGCTATCCGTTAAAAACTATAAATTTTACGTTATATTATTATGAAGCTAAAGATTAATGTACCTAATGATTTAGGAGAGATTAAGCTATCAGATTATGTTAAGTATCTGAAAGTGCTAGAAGTAAATGAAGATGATGCTTATAGTGATGTATTTGTGCATCAGAAAGTATTAGAGATATTTTGTGGAGTGCCACTACTAGAGGCAGTAGAATACAGGATGTCTGATGTTAGAAAGGTAGTAGCTATAATTACTAATACCCTAAATAAACAGCCAGACCTAGTAAGAACTTTTAAACTAGGAGATACTGAGTTTGGTTTTATACCTAAGCTAGATGATATGACCTTTGGAGAGTATGTAGACCTAGATAGTAACTTAGGGAACTGGGATAATATGTATAAAGCTATGGCAGTGCTATACAGACCTATAAAGCAAAAGGTAGGGGATAAGTATATAATAGAAGATTATAAGGGAGACCTGTACTATGATGCTATGATACATACTCCTATGGATGCAGTAGTAAGCTCTATGGTTTTTTTTTACAATTTAGGGAAAGAATTGTCAGTAGCTATGACGAGATATTTGGAGGAGGAGGGAATGCTGGAGGACTCGATGCTTTCTCAAACTTCTCTAATAAGTGGGGATGGTATCAGTCAATACAAGCACTTAGCCAATTTGATGTAATGAGGATAGATGAGGTTACTAAGCTAAATATACATAAGTGCCTATATGCTCTAGCCTTTATGAAAGATAAAGCAGAATTAGAAAGAAAGAATATAAAAAAGAATTTTAAATGACAGCAATTACTCACAGAGGAGCTATAGCCTATTATGATGTTATGGAAACCTTAAAAGACTTACTACTAGCAGATGTAAATGTTAATACAGTAACTAGAGGGGATATAACACAGGTTAATCTAAATAAGGCTGATATGTTCCCACTGTCTCATATAATGCTAAACAACGTATCTGAGAATGGTCAGACTATGACTTTTAGCTTTAGCATACTAGCTATGGATATAGTAGACTTTAGTAAAGAAGAGACTACAGATATCTTTAGGGGTAATAATAATGAGATGGATGTACTCAATACTCAACTAGCAGTACTAAACAAGTTTATACAAAAACTAAGAAAGGGTACTACTCATAGAGAGGGATACCAAGTAGATGGTACTGTAAACCTAGATGCTTTTAAGGATAGGTTTGAGAATGAATTAGCTGGATGGAGTGCTACATTTTCTTTAATAGTAATGAATAATATAGATATCTGTGAGGACTGATAACTTTAAAAAAACACTAGAGAAGATAAGAGACCAGATAGTAGAGGACTCTAAAAAGAACTTAGCAGAGCAAGGTAAGACAGGAAAGCTATATGAGAGTATAAAGGGTACACCTATAAAAGAAGATAAAGGTAGTATGTCCTTTGAGATTAAGATGGAGGACTATGGACTCTTTCAAGATAAAGGGGTTAAAGGTAAAGATCCTAGTAAGGTAGTAGGAGGAGAGAAAGCTATAAGAGGTCAACAAGCTCCTAATAGTCCTTATGAGTTTGGGAGTGGTAATATGAGTGGCACTTTTGATAGCTTCTCTAAAAGTGTAGGAGACTGGGCAAAGGCTAGAAACTTTAGGCTAAGAGATGAGAAAGGTAGATTTGTTAAAGGTACTTATGAGACTATAGGAAAGATAATAGCTAGAAACATATACTACAGAGGATTAAAGCCTAGCTTATTTTTTACTAATGCTTTTGAGAAAGTGCAGAAAGATATGGGTAGCCAATTAGAGAAAGCCTTAAAACTAGATACAGAGAAAATGATTAAAATAACAGCAGAGAAATGAGCAAAATAAATTCTAGAAGTCCATACTACATAAACATAACAGCTACCAATTTGAGAAAGGTAGATATGGAGCTATATGTATATACAGGAACTCAGACTACAGATAGAGATAATAAATTCACTTTAACCTCTTTTGCAATAAATGAGAATGTAACTTTTGAGATAGGGGAGATAGTAAGAGATTATCTTTTACAGACTTTTGATGGAGATTATGAAACTTTAAATATTTGGGTAGATTATAGAACTAAACTTACTACAACAGTAACACAGGTAGACTATGGAGCTTTTACTCAGTTAGTAGGTTTTGATGGATATGGTTATTATGAGAATGAAGCAAACCCACAGAATGATACAGGTCTACTACAGACTAACACTAAAATACTAAAACTAGATGATGCTCCAGCAGTAATACCTGTAGATACTTCTAAGGCTACACAGGTTACTTATGAGTTAAATGGAGAGCAAGTATATACAAAGGCTATAACTAGTAGTAGTGAGAGTGATGAGCAGATAGAGTATGTTACAAATGGGATCAATGGTGCTGATGAGTATGAGGATAGAGTAATACAAGATGGAGGTACTTTTGAGGATAGTCTATGTCTACAAGAGTTTGTGAATGACTTTACTTTATTTGACTTTGATACTATTTATGTAGATACTACTGATGGTGTTATAAAACTGACAGTAGAGAATATAGAAGAGTGTAAGTATCAGCCTTATAAAGTAACTTTTGTAAATAAGTATGGAGCTTTACAGGATGTATGGTTTTTTAAGAGGACTAATACAGTCTTAGCTACTAAGAAAGAAGATTTTAAAAGAAACATTATGGTTAATGGTGCTTATGATAGTAGTAGACATCAGCAAAAAATATTAACTAAGAATGGTACAGAGAAACTAACTTTAAACACAGGCTTTTATCCAGAGGAGTATAATGAGGTATTTAAAGAGATGCAACTTAGTGAGGATTGCTGGATAGAGATAGATTCTAAAACACTACCAATGAATGTAAGCAGTAGTAGTTTAAGCTATAAGACTCACTTAAATGATAAGCTAATTAATTACACTATAGAGGTAGACTTTGCTTTTGATACTATAAATAATATACGTTAATGCAGATAATAGAGCTTTATATAAAAGGATATAAGAGGTTAAATGGTGCAGTCAATTCAACAGCAACAAATAAACTTATAGATGGTACTGCTGAGTTTACAGTAACTGTAGAGGTAGGAGATTTAGTTACAAACCAAAAGACAAATAGCACAGCAACAGTAACAGCTATTGACAGTGATACTCAGCTAACTTTATCTATTGATATATTTACTACAACACAAGAGCCTTATAGAATTACAAGTGATTATTTTAGGGCTGATATGTTTAAAGATGAAAGTGTAGTAATTACTGATAGCCTATTAAATGTTAGAGATGTAGCTAAAGTATTTACACCTTTTTCTAAGCAGTTTAATCTTCCAGCCTCTAAGCTTAATAATAAACTATTTAGGCACTATGAGAATACTGATATATTAGACAGTTTTGATGCTAGATACAGGCACGATGCTATAATAAAACTAAATGGTATTGATTACAAAAAAGGTAAGATACAGTTTAGTAGTGTACAATTAAAAAACAATAAAGCATACTCATATAAAGTAACATTCTTTAGTGATACAGTAGACCTTAAAGAAATACTAGGAGATAGTAAACTGTCTAGTTTAAACTATGGGGATATAAGCGAGTTTATATATAGTCAAACTAATATACTAGATATGGCTACTAAAGATGATGCTTACCTAGAAGCTAGTGGGGTTTTAAACAGCTCAGATATTAAAGTACCTAATATACAGCATAGTAAAAATATGAGGTTTAGTAATAGTGGGTATAAAGACAATGCAACAGGAACTAGTTTAGAATGGACTGATGTAAAACCAGCAATAAGAGTAAGATCAATAATACAAGCTATAAATAGAACTTATCCACAAATTAATATAACAGGGTTTTTAGACAGCATACAGATACAAGATATTTATTTATGGCTACATAGGAATGAGGGTTATATAACAAATGCAGAAGAGGGTGGAGGTACTCAAATAGTAAGAAATAGATGGAAAGCTGGAATAGATGACTATACTTTCAATTCATCTACACCATCAAGTGTTGGCGATGCAAGAGGTGTTTTATCAGATAATATTTTTTATTATTATAATTTCTTTGTAAGTATATACCCAACAGATCCAACAGAAAGCTATACAGTAAGAGTATTAAAGGCATCTAATGAAACACCACTACAAGAATTTTCTGGTTTAACAGGCGACCAAGTTAATCTATTAACAGAATTAAAACGTTTTGGTGTTGGTGCTTATGGTTATGGTGAAATAGATATAATTGTAGAGGTGCAGTCAGAAAATACTATTTCAATGACTCAAAATGTATCAGTACAGAGAATATATAAACCTGTAAGTTGGCAAGCGGGTACTACTCAATGGACTGCAAACTATACAGCAGTAAATTCTGATACACAAAATACTTTTTATACTGCTAAACAAGTGCCAGAAATGAAAGTAATGGACTTTTTAAGTGGTTTGTTTAAGATGTTTAATTTAGTAGTTTTTAAAGAGGATAACAATATATACACTGCTTTAGCTTCTCAATATATGAATATTGGAAATGCTTATGATATTACTAAGTATGTGGATATGGAAAGCTCAACACTTGAGAGGTTGTTTCAATATAAAGAAATGGACTTTAAATTTAAAAGTAAAAAGTCTTTTTTAGTGCAGTTTGCTGATGAGATAAATGGAGTGCCTTTTGCTGAGGAGGATTATGGTAGTGAAGAGTGGGATGGTGGAGTATATAATCTAGAAGTACCTTTTGAGAAAATGATGTATGAAAGGCTAAGTAATGAAGATACAAGTGTTTTATCTGATATTGGACAGGGTGCTATGCTAGATAAAAACTTTGAAGCTACAATAGGAGAGCCTTTACTATTATGTATGGATTATACTGATGGTAATGGAGACTATGCAATAACAGGTACAACAGCAGATACTTACTGGAGACCTACTCAATTAACTTCTAATAACTGGGGTGGCAGTGGCAATGGATTAGCTTTAAATTTTGGTTTAGAAATGGATGAGTATTTATTGGAAGTACCTAATGGATATGATAATTTATTTAGTGCTAATTACTTTGATTATGTAGAAACTGTTTTTGATAGACAGGCTAGAATGCTAAAAGTAAGTGCTTATCTACCTTTGAGTATAATCACTAAATACAAATTAAATGATAGTTTTATAATAGCAAATAAGTTATATAGAATAAATAGTATAAAAACAAACCTATTGACTAATAAAACAGATTTAGAACTTTACAATAAAGAAGAGTTTGCAAGTCAAATATTAAACGATCAAGTAGCTTGGCTAGGTAGGGTTGCAAATTTAGAAGTTCCTACAAAAAGTACTGATTTTATTACTGTATCGTGGGACGCAGTAAGTGGTGTTACAGGATATAATATTTATGTAAATGGTGCTTATTTTGATACTACACTAAGTACAGGAATAAAAGTAAACTTATTAGAAAGTGATACGTGGTACAATATAACAGTAAGAGCAAAGTATGATATAGATGGGAATGATGTATTCTCTTTTGATACAGGAATAACAGAAAAAACAGATTAATGATAAAAGATATTTTAGAAGCTCTAGAGTTTAACTTTAGAGGAGAGTACATAGATATAGCAAAGGGCAAATATAAAATGCCAGAAACTATCAAAGAGGGTATAGAACAAATTAAGAATGAGGTATGGCAGAAAAAGTAACAATTAATGTAGATGCTAAAACAGGTAAAGCACAGAAAGCGTTAGAGGACTTAAACAGCTCACTAGAGCAAATATCTGAAACAGGAGATAGAAACAGAGAGGGCTTTGAGGTACTAGATAAGGTTACAGGTGGCTATGCTGGTAAGATTAAAGATTTAGCTGGTACTATTACAGGAGCTGTAAAAGGTGCTAAGGCTTTTGCTACTAGTTTAAAGGGTGTAAGAGGTGCTTTATTAGCGACTGGTATTGGTGCTATTGTAGTAGCTCTAGGAACTATTATAGCTTACTGGGATGAGATAGTAGCTTTATTTGATGATGGCACAAAGGCACTTCAAGGTCAAGAGCAAGAGCATAGAGATATACTTTCTGTAACTGAACAGGAACTAGCAGTAGCAGAGAATACCCAAAGAATATTAGAGCTACAGGGTAAAGATGTAACTGTAGTAAGAGAGGAGAAAAAGAGACTACTAAAAGTGCAGATGCAAGAGAATGACTTGCTACTAGAAAATCTAAAGTCTCAATTAGCTATACTACAGGCTGAGTCTGAGAAGTGGAAGTTAATTAGAAATAGAGAGAAAGAGAATAAGGCTATATCAGAGGTAGAGGAGAAAATAAATAAAGCTATCCTTAACAGACAAAAACTAGAGATTAATCTTTTAGGTATAGATAAAAAGGCTAATGAACAGAAAAAGAAAGCTGATGAGGATGACAAAAAGAGAGAAGAGGATAGAGCTAAAAGGTTATTAGATGCTAAAGAAAAAGAAGATAAAGAAAGAGAAGAGGCTGAAAAAAAGAAAAAGGAAGCTCTAGAGAAAATAAGACAGGGAGAGATAGATACAGAGGAAGAGAGAAGAGCAGAGGAGAGAAAGAAAATACAAGACCACTACACAGAGCTTATAAGACTAGCTGAACTTTATGGAGAGGATACTTCATCTTTAAAGGAAGCACAGGATACTAAAGAAAAAGAGTTACAGGATAAGTTTGATAAAGAGGATAAAGATAGGTTAGAGAAAAAGAAAGAGGAAGAGAACAAAAAACTAGAGGAAGAGCAAGAGAAAAAAATAGAGAAGCTAGAACTAGATAAAGAGTTTGATAACTTAAACTTTGAAGAGCAAAGAGCTACACTACAAGCTAGAGAACAATTACTATTAGAAGATGAGACTTTAAGTGATGAGCAAAGAACTGAATTAGCTAAACAGTTTAAAGATGCTAGAGTAAAGATAGCTGATTTAGAGTTTAAAGAGAAGCAGAGAGCTATGATGGGTTATGCTAGTGCTTTAGGAGATATCAGTGGAGTAATAGGAGAAGAGACTGAGGCTGGTAAAGCTATGGCTGTAGCCTCTTCATTAATTAGTACTTATGCGTCTATAGCTGGGCAGTTAGAGGCTTTTAGTGGTGTCCCTGTTCCTGGTTATGCTATAGCTCAAGCTATTGCTACAGGTGCGGTTGGTTTAGCTAATGTAAAAAAGATTATCTCTACTAAAGTGCCTAGATCTAGTGGCGGTGGAGGTAGTGCTGGTGCTGGTGTGGGAGGTGCTACACCTCAAGCTCCTAGCTTTAATATAGTAGGTGCTACTGAGACTAGCCAATTAGCAGAAGCAATAGGAGAGCAAACTCAAGAGCCAGTACAGGCTTATGTAGTAGCTAATGATGTAACTACAGCACAGAGTCTAGAAAATAACATAGTAGAGGGAGCTACACTTTAACAAAATAATAAATAATAACGTTATAATAGTATGAGAATTGTAGAACTTATTATAGAAGAGGAAGAGGATAGCTTATTTGCTGGTATAGATGCGATTAGTATTGTAGAGCATCCAGCTATAGAGGAGAACTTTGTAGCACTTAATCAGCAAAAGGAATACAAACTAGCAGAAGCAGATACAGATAAAAGACTACTTACAGGAGCTTTACTAATACCTAATAAAACTATCTATAGAAAGGATGGAAATGATGAGTATTATATTTACTTCACTAGAGAGACAGTAAGAAAGGCTAGTGAGATGTTTTTAATGAATGGCTATCAAAACAATTCTACTTTTGAGCATAAGCTAGAGTTATCTGGACTTAGTTTAGTAGAAAGCTGGATAGTAGAAGATGAGGTAAAAGATAAAAGTCAGATATATGAGATGGACTGACCTCTAGGAACTTGGGTAGGCACGATGAAATTAACTAATGAGG